GGAGATGTCTTTGTTTCATGTTTTGCGTAGAACTTCCATGTTGTCACACGATCTTCGACTTTATATCCCTGAGAAAAACTACCCGGAGCAAGCGCAAAGGATTGTTTTTGGCTTGAAATTGGAGGAACTCCCATTCCGCCTATGGTAGTTACATACAGGTCGTCATTTCCACGACAGGGACCTGCCAAGTCCACCCAGCGACCGCCAAGGCGTGTATCGCCAGTGCGTGTTGAAACGCTGGCGCTGTCAACAATATTCCAACGACATCCAGACTGAGAGCCGTCACAATAGGTTGTTGAATACGCCTTGCGTTCCATTTGCGCACCGTCAACATAGAATGTAGTCGCGTCTGGATCACCGTCAATTTCGATATACATCCGCATATCGTTTGAACCGGTAGAGAATCCAGTAACTTCAACTCGTTTCCAGCGGGAAAGAGTGAGAACAACCGGATCACTTGTCCATTGTTGCCCAACAGGATTATTGATAAGGCGCAGGCGGACCCGACCTTCGCCACGCAGGTAAACACTTGCAGTAATTGGCTCACTGACTCCAACCAATGAACTGACGCGATAATACGCGCCCTCGTTGATTACAGAACCATTGGTTATGACCTTTAGAGACGCAATGCCAAAACGCGCATAATCCAAGGTGCGTGAAATCGAAGAACCAACTGCGTTCCACCCGGTAGTATCAAAACGCATGGCTGGATTTTTCACGTAGTTAATAGTGTCGTCTGGCACAAGTATTCTAAGATTTATAGTCATGGTTATCTGCCTATGTTGACATTGATCGCATCATGTTGAAATCTTGCACAATTGGTTCTGTCCTCGCGCTTGAATTGATCGCAAGGTTGAAGTTATTGATAATTTGCTGGCTGGAATTCACAGTATCGCCAGCTGAAGAACTTGACATCTGTCCGCCTTTTGGAATGACCATGTAGCGTTCGCCACTGGTCATAAAGACGGGAAAAGTATCGTTATTGAATCCTTCAGGAACGGTTTGTAATCCGTGAGTTCCGGTTGCGGCAAATGGAGAACCAGTGCTTGGGATGCTGGTATTCGGAGTTGAAACATTCGGAGTGAGAGTTGGCATCGCAATACTCAAAAGTCCGTTTATTATAGTTTGAACAATATTTTGTCCAATTGCGAACCAGTCAAACGCCTCCATCTTGCTTTTTATAGAGTTGGCGACCTGTGTAGCCCATTGTTCAAATTTTCCAAGCGCAGAACTTGCCCAAGTTCCTATTTGGGTTATTATGTTTGAAAACCATGTAGTAAATACGGTTGCGGAGTTGTACGACCAGGTTCTTATAGACTGGAGAACATTGGCACCCCAGAGAATTATAGATGTCCAAGCGTTCGTCGCCCAGGTTGTGATTGAATTATAGGTATTGATACCCCAGAGGATTATTACAGTCCAGGTATCTTCAGCCCAGGTTGAAATTGAGTTTTTGGAATTTATCCCAAACAGAATAATGTCAGCCCATGCACTAGACGACCAATTAGAAAGCGTATTCTTTGAACGAATTCCAAATAGAACAATATCAGCCCATGCGCTTGATGACCAATTAGAAATCGTATTCTTCGTATTGATCCCCCAAAGAATAATAGTAGCCCAAGTGTCTGTTGCCCAATTTGTCATGGTAGCCCATGTATTAGCGGCCCACAAAGAAAATGAAATAGTTGTTTTTACAAGCCAAATATCAAATGCTACTACCGCGATAATAGATAAACCTAAAATCGCAGCAACAAGATTGGTCAATACTCCAATCCCAATAGACATGGCAGCAGAAAAAGCCATCATTGTTAATGCTCCAAGAATAAATCCCTGAACCAAAAACGCAAGAGTATCTTTGTTATCATTTATCCATTTTGTCAAATTCTGAATATCTGGTATTAGGGTTTGGGTTATAAAATCAGAAAAACTAGTATCTGGCTTTACGCCAAAAGCAGTCATAATTACATCGCCAATCGCTCCCAGAAGGTCAAGAAGGGGAGGAAGTACGGGAGCAAGAGCTGTGGCAATATCTAAAATACTTTGAAGAGCTCCTCCGCCACTTCCTTTTTTCCCAAAGATGAAATCAAACATCTTCCCAAGCATTGTTGTGATTTGAGTTATGACAGATTTTAATTCTGGACTTTTCAGCCAGTCAAAGAAGTTCTGAATAGCACCTTTTTGGTTATTCTTTCCGAAAAGCCAGCCGATAAATTCCTTAACCTTATCTATCGCGTCCTTGAAGAACTTCACAATATCAGTTTTATGAGCCTCCAACCAGGACGCAACACCGTCCAATGCGTTTACGAATCCATCCACAAACCCATTTATGGCATTCGTATCAACCAAGGCGCCTACGATGTCGGAAATGACAGTACCAATCCTGCCAAAAGCCGCCTGAATATCAGGTAGACGTGCTTGCAGGGCGTCGTTCATCTTGGCAATGGCTTCACCAATTTGCGCGATAATGGGAGTTACAACGTTTCCAGCAAGAAGAGTCTGAAAGAATTCCTTGATCGTGATGGTGGCGTTCTTGAAAGTTCGGTTTGCCCGTTCGCCTGCACCTGCGAAATTCTCTTCGACGTACTTTGCAAATGTAGCCTTAAACATGGTCACACCATCGGCAGTCAAGAGAAATGCTTTGAACGCAGAGTCAGAAAGTCCGGTCTTTTCCTTCATAATATCCAGAAGTTTTGTGACAGGAACCAAGCCACCCTGAGCAAGAGCATTCAAGTTCTTCTGCATAATCTTTCCAGTAGAATTCATCTGCCCGAACTGTTTTACGATTGAATTTGCTGCATCGCCGGTCAAGCCCATACCAAATACGAAATCTCCCAGTGTTGTAGTAAGATCGCGTGCGCCTTGATCTGTATAGCCAAACGCCCGCGCCATGCCGTAAACATTGGTAATATCCTCCATCTCGAAGGGAGTAGCGAAGGCGAGTTTTTGAATCCAGTCCAGTTCGTCTTTTGTTGCTTCCGACGCTTTTTTCATCGCAGTGGTCATATCATCACCACTTGCAATAAAATCGTTCATATTGAGTTGATTCAGGCGGATTTGCAGGGCCTGAAACGTATCTGCAATCTCAAGCGAACCGGAAATTAAGTCTTTGATCGAGCCAATTACCGATTCGATTGCATCCTTCAATAGCCCACCTAACGCATATTCCAGGATGTGAACCGCTCCATCTGCTAGATTTGTTATCACACCTCCAAGGAAATCGAACGCACCGCTTAACAGGCTGGACGTTGGCACAAGACTTTGTATCTTCTTGTCCATGCTGTCCATTCCCGACATAAAGCCGGAAAGCCCGTTGACGATTGCTTCAACACCTATGGTTTCCATGAAGTTCTGTTCCTATTTAGGTTTATTCTGCTTTCTCTTGGCATCTTCGATTTCAGCTTCAGATTGGTGGTTTTTCGCAGCATTATTGATGCGCCGAACGGCAATCTTGATCGCGCGTTCCATGGGTTCCATGGCGTACCAATCTTTCATTCTGATTTTGTTTTCTTCACGAACCAGATGTTCTTCGAAGATGGGAACCATGTCGGTACCCAGAGAACGCCAGCGAATTCCTGCATTGATTCCGTGCTCGAGCTCAATATGGGTGATATTCTGCTCGATCTCACCCACCCGCTTTGTCACGCCCAGGAAACGTCTCGGCAGCTTGCACGTCCGCCTCCTTGACGCCGGACAGATTTTTGACCTTATTACCGATTGCCTGCGTATCCTTATCAATCACCGCAGCCTTGAACAGAACCCAGGTGATGTAACGCCATGAAGGACTTTCGGGATGAACTGGAAGTCCGAGCATTTTATACTCATCCAGCCAATCATCTCCATCAGGTCCCTGCATGGCTTTTGGCTTGCTCTTCAGTTCGGTTCCGAGTCCGACCAGCGCATTCAGCATGGAATTGTTATAGTTCATTTCCCATGCCTGCACGCGCTTGATATAGTCTGGATCGTCCGGGTTTTCCATATCGCGTCCCATGTTCTTGATAAACACCACGGGGGGAGTTGGGCGTTCCTGCGCGGTCATGACGCGAATCAGGATGTTGGGATTCGCTTGTTTTGCGACCAAAACAACACCTGTGGACAGGCGGATTAAATTGTCGTCCGCCTGTCCTTCCGCGTCAATCGCGTTCGCAATATCTTGATCTGTTTCGTTTATACCTTTAGTTTTGCTCATTGCTTCCTCTGCTTCCGATATGCTTCCGAATTATCCAACCATCTTTAGGGCAACGCCAGCCGTCCCATTTGCAGCCAAACCCACGGCATAGGCGATGTTATCGGTCTTTCCGCCTACTGCAATATCGCGCAGATAGGTATTTGAAAGTGCCGTGCCTTTCTTGCCTTGAGGGAGTACAACCCATTCATTTCCAGCTGTAATTGTGCGCAGGACGTAGGATTGACCACCAGCAGCCGCAAGAATGTAACCTTCGGCTTCCGAGGTAAACACTACCTTATAGATGCGATTGTATGTATTTGGCAGGCCGATTTGAGTCCAGGTATTGCCTGAATTGACGGTCAGCCATAATTTTCCAGTTCCACCGGAACCTTCACCAACAAACCATACCTTTTCGCTCCACATCCAGCAAGCGCCGAGATTGACACCAACTGCGGGACCGGTCACGCTTTCCCAACTGGAACCACCATTATTGGTAAAAATCACAGCATTGGAATTACCAACAGCCATGACATTCTTGGCATCTAAGGCGCTTACGCTTTGTAAATGCTGTGTGGTCGCAACGCCCGGATCTTGAACCATTACACCAACCTTAAAGTTCGACGCAAAATAGACGTATCCGCCGTTTCCAACGATCCAAGTATGGCGCACATCAGGTGCAGCCATTGCGTTCGGATTTTTACCGATCACAAATCCGTTGACAACCTCATTCCACGAGTTCGATCCTTCGTAAAGTTCGTTGATGTCGGTCCAATGGATAGAATTCGAGGTATTGGAAACCAACACAAATGAACTTCCAATACTTTTCGCGTCCGAAACAACTTCATTAGAAAAAAGTGTCGAGATAATCTGTTGCAAGAAGGTTTCGCCGGCATCTTCGGTATAAAGCAGCATAGGTTGTGTGCCCGGGGTAGCGGCTGCACCAGCCATGGTGATTAGAACCTTGGAATACTGATTTGGACAGTTTTCGCAAACATCGCCAGCGTAGGTATCTACAGTGTAGAGTTCGCGGACGGTATTTACCTGACCGATGACATCCTGACGCATGTACAGGAATTGCCAGAAATCCTCACTGGTCATGTCAACGGCTTCGTTGGTCGGGTTATTTTCGTCCAGCCCGAACGCGCCGAAGTTTTCATAGGCGTAATTGCTGAGTTTCCCATCCGGGAAGTAAACCCAGAATTCGCCACCTTCGGTAAAGTCCTGCGGATTTCCGCATTTCCCGGAAAGGGCGAAGATGTCAACGCGACAGCCTTTGTTTTTCCATCCCATCAGAATTGAAGCCTGGTTTGTGGTTCTGACGCTGATCGAGAGGGTGGCGCGTTCCTGCTCACCCTTCATGCTCCCGAGTTGAATATCCCGATTGAAGTTATTCGGGTCAGGCGCAGAGATTTTCTTTTCATCACCCAGTGTTATTTTCGGATCACCTGAAAACTTTCCAAGTGCCAAAAATTGGGGAGAACGGGTTGGGTGAACGCCGCCCTCTATGAACCACACACGTTGGTTGGTTGCCTGTACTGCTCTTATATCGGTCATTTTGAACCTCCAGTTTCAGTTCCAAATTGAAAATATGCTTCTACTAATTTTTGGGCATCCAAGCCCATTGCTTCCTGTATTACGCCAACCGCGACTTTTTGGTTAGCGGCAATATCTTTATAGGTGAACAACTTTCTATCGAAAAGAATATTATGCAAGGTTGTGGCGAACGGTTCAGGTATGTGTAATGTATCTACCAATCCTTCTGGCGGTCCAATTATCACAAACGCGCCATTTTGCTCGTCCGGGGATACATAGGCCATGTATTTTCTACCTTCAATTACGATCTCTTTTGCTTCCATTGGATTTTCCTTATTTGTTGACACGAACTCCAAGTTGCTGAATAGTACGCCAGGCATATAAAGCCCCGGACGATGTTCCGAGACGGTTTGAGGCTTGTTCGGCGGTCACAGTAAATCCGCCTTCGTTGAGAGAGGAATAGGCCGCATCCCTGCGCCATTTATCAATAAATTGAGCGACATTGCTACATCCGCAAACCGGTCTATCGAATTTTGAAGCCGCGAAATAGGCAATTGCATATTTCCACTTCGGAGAAAGTTCGACAAACGGACGTTGCAGGGAATGATCCATATATCCACTGCGATACCACAACCTTACCTGGTCCGGTTCACGACAAGCCGACCAGTCAGAACTTATAAAATCAGCCGTAGCCTCGTCCCAATTCGCGGGAGCCGGTACGATAAATCCCATTCTGGGATCTCGCAGGTGGAAACAGCCCCATTGGGTCCCAAGTTGACAGGCTGTGCATGTACCGCAGCATGAATTGCATCCGGGTTCGTTTTCCCATAGGAACTGAACCTGTGTGGACGGATCGTTATAAACTCGGTAGACATCCACGGTGGATTCGTATGATCCAGCTACATCAGCATCGAGGGGTTGTGGATTCAGGCTATCCATTGAACTTCCAAGCACAATTTGCCATGATTTGAAAGTAATGGTAGCA